ATTAAATACTGCATCTGCAGGATACTTATCTGATTTGCTTTTACAATTAAAACAAGTAGCTATTGATACAAATTTAGGGCTATCAAAAAAATTAGATATACCTCAATCAACTGCCATAACTTGTGTAAAACCTTCTGGAACAGTATCTCAATTAGTGGACTCTGCTTCTGGTATTCATGCTAGACACTCTGAATATTATATTAGAACTGTTAGAGGAGATAAAAAAGATCCTTTAACACAATTTATGCAAGCAGCAGGTGTACCTGTAGAAGATGACATAATGCAACCAGATAGCACTGTGGTTTTTAGTTTTCCTGTAAAGTCTCCTAAAAAAGCAGTTACTCGTAACGATACTAGTGCTTTAGAACAACTAAACTTGTGGCTTAAATACCAAAAAAATTGGTGTGAGCATAAACCCTCTGTTACAATAACAGTTAAAGAAGATGAGTGGTTAGATGTAGGTGCATGGGTTTATGAAAACTTTAATGATGTTGCAGGAATATCTTTCTTGCCTCATTCAGATCATACTTACAAACAAGCTCCTTACCAGGAATGCACTAAAGAAGAGTACTTTGACCTTAAAAAGAAAATGCCTATAAATATTAATTGGCAAAATCTTTCTGAGTTAGAAAAAGAAGACAGCACACGAGGAGGCCAAGAGTTGGCTTGCACTGCTGATTCTTGTGAAATAGTGGATATAACATAATGACACACTTTGAAATAAAAATAAAAGATGACACAGGCACATCTTATGACTTTAATGCACGTTATACTTTTGCGTGCTCTAATCTAGAAGACGTAGTATTTCATCTAGATACTATACTAAGAACTGCAGGATTTGTTTTTGACAGTATAGATATAAAAAAGAAAAGTATTCATAGAGAAGAGGATTTACCTCATCTTGATTTTGATATTAACTTTGATGGAGAATAACATGACAAAAAAACGTGCACGTACAGAAGATGGAAAATTTGTTGCAGATGATCCAAGTACACCAAATGTAAATGAAGCATACGAACAAGAAGCAAAACCTGAAGTGCCTCAAACATATGTAATAACTTTAGAAACTTTAAACAGAGTTGTTAATGTTTTAGGACAGCTAGATTATAAAAGTGTATTTCAACTAATGGAAGAACTTAGAAGTCTACAAGCAGTAACTATTACAAAAGAGGATAAATAATGCTGTCGTTATTAGGC